GAATGAGAAAAGCTAAGTCTGGACAATGGTGGATGGATAATACACAACGAGCATTATCGAATAATTCTGTTGTTTATACAGAAGCACCAGATGTTAATATCTTTCTTAAAGAATGGATGTCGTTGATAGAATCCAAATCGGGGGAACGTGGAATATTTAATCGTATGGCTGCAAAAAAACAAGTTGAGAAACTTGGTGATCGTAGAGATCCTAATTATAGTTTTGGTACTAACCCTTGTTCCGAGATTATATTGAGAGATGCAGAGTTTTGTAATTTGACTGAGGTGGTTATTAGACCAGAGGATAAACCAGATACTCTTAAAGAGAAAGTTCGTCTGGCAACAATACTTGGAACTTGGCAGGCAACATTAACAAACTTTCGTTACTTGTCTAAAGAATGGAAGAAAAATTGTGATGAAGAAGCTTTACTTGGTGTGTCATTAACTGGTATTATGGATAATGCATATACTAATGGCTCTCATTATAGTAATGAAAAAGGATTACCAAAGTTATTAAATGAATTGAAAGAAATTGCAGTAACTACAAACAAAGTTCATGCAAAACAACTTGGTATTAATCCATCAGCATCTATTACTTGTGTGAAACCATCTGGAACTGTCTCACAGTTGGTGGATGCAGCTTCTGGTATTCATACAAGACATTCACCATATTATATTAGAACTGTACGAGGAGATAAGAAGGATCCTCTTTGTCAGTTTATGGTAGAGAAAGGTATTCCACATGAATCTGATGTAACCAAACCAGAACATACATGGGTATTTTCTTTTCCAATTCAATCAGCTAAGTGGGCAATTTGTCGTAATGACAAATCAGCTATCGAACAATTAGAGTTCTGGAAATTGTATCAAGAGTATTGGTGTGAACATAAACCTTCTGTTACCATAACCGTTAAGGAGGAGGAGTGGATTGAAGTTGGGGCATGGGTCTACAAGAATTTTGATATGATTTCCGGAATCTCTTTTTTACCACACATAGATCATTCTTATCAACAAGCTCCATATCAAGAAGTTTCTGAGTCAGAGTATAAAGAGATGGTAAAAAATATGCCGAGTGAAATTGATTGGATAGAACTATCTAAATACGAACAAGAAGATCATACACGAGGTTCACAAGAATATGCTTGTAGTGGTGATAAGTGTGAGATCGTAGACCTACAATCGGAGAATTAATATGGATGAAGTAGAAAAACGGTTTGGGTGTGATGAATGTGGACATACTTTTTGCATGGAATGTGAGGAAGATATGATTCCAAGATTTTGTCCTTTTTGTTCAAGTCCAGTTTATAGTAGAGATGAAGAAGGATATTTTGATGATGATGAGGATGAATGACAAGTAAATCTAAAACAAAAGGCAAGAGTTGGGAAAGAGATGTATGTTTATTTCTTTCTGAACTGTATGATGATTCTTTTATTAGAGTTCCTAATTCTGGTGCTTATGTTGGTGGAAAGAATGAATTTAGAAAGGAATATCTTTCTGAGGAACAGATAAAACTATCGCGTGGTGATATTATTCCACCTGTAAAGTATCCGCATTTTTTAGCTGAGTGTAAGAATTATGCAGATTTTCCTTTTCATCAGTTAATATCGAAGCAACAAATTCCTATTTTGGATTCTTGGATAGAACAAGTAGAACATGATATAACATCTCATCAAGATATTTGGTTATTGTTTATTAAGATAACCAGAAAAGGAACATACATATTATATCCAATTCGTAAGCTTGGGAACAATTTACTTCATGGTGTGAGGTATCAACAATATTGGTTTTGTGAGATGAATTATTTTTTTAGTTGTTATAAAAATGAACTTGATTCGAGATGGAGAGATTATGGTAGACAAACCGAAGAAGATTAATATTGCATTTAATGGTTTTGGTAGAATAGGTAGAAATCTAGTTCGTAAATTAATATCAGATGAACGATATAATATTGTAGCTATTAATTCAAAAACGACTGTTGATGTAAGAGCTCATCTGTTTAAATATGATTCAGTTCATGGTAAGTATCTAGGTGATGTTAGTTATGAATTGGATAACTTGATTATTGATAAACATACAATTCCAAACTTTTCCAGAAAAACACCAGCTACGTTACCTTGGGGTGAATTAGAAGTTGATTTTGTTATTGACTCAACTGGTAAGTTTACAAACAAACATGATCTTGAACAACATATAGAAGCTGGTGCAAAGAATGTAATTGTAACATCACCAGCAAAAGATGTTGATGCAACATTAGTATATGGAGTAAACGAAACAGATTACAAAGTTAAAGAACATAATATTATTTCTGCGTCATCTTGTACGACTACTTGTTTAACACCAATTTTAAAAGTATTACTAAAGAACTTTGGTATTAAACAGGGTACAATGACAACAGTTCACTCCTTTACTATGGGACAAGCATTGCTTGATTCCTCACACCCCGATCTTAGACGAGCAAGATCAGCAACCATGTCTATTATTCCAACATCTACAGGAGCTGCAAAAAATGTCGGTCTTGTTATTCCCGAATTAGAAGGTAAATTAGATGGACTTGCAATTAGAGTACCAGTTCCAAATGTGTCTTTGTTAGACTTGTCGATTGAATTAGAAAAAGATACAATAATAGAAGAAGTTATTGATGTTTTTGAAAAAGAGAAAAAATTACATGGAATATTATGTGTTTCGTATGAACCTTTAGTATCAGTCGATTTTATTGGTGATTCGTGTTCAGCTATTGTTGATTCTCTTTCAAGTAAGATGGTTAATAAAAGATTATTAAAACTCCTCGCCTTCTATGATAATGAATATGGTTATTGTTGCCGCGTGTTGGATTTGCTACAATATCTGGTCAAGAAATTACCACAATCAACCTCAAGTAAATAAAGGAGTTGTAAGTCTTTATTTTACAATAACTTACACAGTAGTGGTGTAACCTCTTATAAAACAAGGACTTACAGAACATATTCTTCCTTGTGTTTTGGTCAGTATTTTGCTATAATAGTAGTATAATAATTGAGAAAAAGGATATATTATGAAGTGGATTCTTTATGTTGTAATAACGGTATTCTTGGAAAATGGGGAACCAGCCATGCATCAATTTTCATTGTCATTTGATGATAATAAAAAATGTACTGAATTTAAAAAAGTGTTTGATGTTGGTATATCATTTTTCCGTCTTGCTAATGGAAGCGAGATAGATTATTCTGGTAGCTGTAAAGAAAAAGTTGATTCTAAAATTATAAAGAGGAGTCTATAATAATGAGTATTTGGGATGATGAATGGGAAGATTATGAAATGGATAAAGCAGATTTTGAATCATGGTTGGATTCTTTAGAAGGTGAAGGAACTGATGAAGAAAAGTATAATCGTTATATGCAAGAACAGGAAGATGTTCGGATTGATAAAGAATGGGAAGCAAGACAGAGTGTTGAATATCCAGAATGGGTAATTAGTACACCAAATTATACAATGACAATTTCTAATAACTGAGTAACAGATGATAAATATAAGAATAGCAGAAACAAACGAAGATAAAAATATAGCAAACAATATTGTTATAGATTTTCATTCTTATGTCAGTTCTCCACGAACTGTAGGAAGATGCATAAAATATATTATATCATATAATACTAAAGATGTTGCAACTTTTTGGTTGGGTAGTGGGTTTAAACCAACACCTAAAGCAATACTTAATTTTTTTAAAGTATCACAAAAAGAATTTGATAAAATGTTTAATGAGGTTGCGGATAATAAAAGATTTTGTATAAAAGAAAATCCAATTCCAAATTTTGGCAGCCAAATATTATCCCGTATTCGTAAAAGAGCAACAACAGATTGGTTTAATAAATATGGAAATAACTTAAAAGGTATTCTTACTACAATAGGTGACAATAAAAATGGTGCTGTTTATCTTGCTGATAATTGGAAAGTAATTGGAAAAACAGCAGGATTACCTAAACGAAACAAAAGTGTTTCTATGAAATGGAATACTAAAGAAGAAATATCAGAAAGATATATTAAACCTACTGGTGAAAATAAAAAATTAATATTAATAACTACAAGTTTATAAAGGAACCCCGAGGCTGATATGAGTAAACAAATTTATGATATTATGATATGTGCTGATGGTTCTACACGAGCAGTTGAAGTTATCAATGGTGTTGTGGTTGATCCTACATTGGAGGTTGTCAAAAAGCAAGCGGCTTTAGATAAAAAAGAGCTCGAAAAAAAATCTCGACCAAAAATCAGTATTCAAGATCGACTACAAGGTAAAGTGGAAGATTTCATTTCAGTTATTGAAAGTCGTGTAGATGATTACATAGATAGTAATTATAAAATGGAATATGATGTATATAATCATATGATAGAAATTGGTTGTAGAGCAATGCACGCACGAAAGATGAGACCTTTTTATGTAGATTGTTATAATGAACTGGTGGATGTATATAATAAAGATGATGAATATTATATGGAAGCATGGAGTCATCTTAAACCAAAATATCATAAATCTATGATGGACTTCTATGGTACAATCGTTGATGATTTAGATCGTATAATAAAGAACTCTACAGCACAACGTAAACCACGCAAGAAGAAAACATTATCAGCTTCAAGACTTATTAAGAATTTGAAGTATCAACAAGAATTTACTGATCTTAAATTAGTTAGTATTAATCCAGAAAAGATTATTGGTGCGCGTGAACTTTGGGTTTATAATACCAGATATAAAACACTTGGTGTATATTATGCAGCTAATGCTATTCGAGGATTATCTGTTAAAGGTTGTACTATACAAAACTTTGATGAAGATGCATCAATTCAGAAAACTGCAAGAAAGCCACAAGAAGTGCTTGGGGTTTTAAACAAACGCTCTTTGAAAAAGCAGTTAAAAGATATGAAAACCAAAGAGCAAAAAATGACAGGGCGTATTAATGCCCAAACTATATTATTAGGAGTATTTTAATGTTAGGGAAATTAATAAAAGTATGTTTAATTTATGGTATTTTTACTTTATTGTTTACCAATATGTCAACTTTGCGTAGTGGTGATGTTAATGCAATATTAACTGAACAAAAAGCAGATGTTCGAGAATTTATTTTAGATGATTTAATTCCGTATGTTGATGCAAAAGTAGAACCATATAAAGATGATGATAGAACATTGTTTACATATTTAGTGGAGAAGGACAATGATTAAAAATCTTATTATTCTATTTTTATTATTTTGTTTGGGTTCATTAGTATATGATAATAATAAGAATGTCGATATTATTATTACCAAGATGAATGATACCAAAGATATGGTTGTTGATGGTACACGTTATCTTAAAAAAACCTTTATTGATAAAGAAACACTTAGTGAAAGGAGCTTAGATGAAAAGAGAAACTTTGATCAAAAACTTACAGAATAAAGTAATGAAAATTACTTTTACAAAAGTAAATGGAGAAGAACGTGTTATGGAATGTACTTTGCAGGAGCATATGATTCCAGAAACGAATCCAGCAAATCGTAAAGAGAATGAAGAAGTCTTGCCTGTTTTTGATATTGATAAGGGATCATGGAGATCATTTCGTTTGGATTCAATTACTAATATTGAAGCTTTAGAATATCACGATTATGGGGTGTTATGATTTTACTAGATTTTTCAAATATAATAGTTGGTAGTATTATGGTTGCATCTAAAGTCCCAGACGAAGAAAGATTTTCGGAGGACTTTATTCGACATTTAGTGCTGAATAGTGTCAGATCATATCGAAAAAAATATGGTGATAAATATGGTGAAATGGTTATTTGTACGGACTACCTTTCCAGTTGGAGAAAGGTAGTTTTTCCATTTTATAAGGCCCATAGAAAGAAGCAGAGGGAGAAGCAAGATAAAGAACAAGGCATGGATTGGTCAGCATTATTTGAAACAATTGCTAGGGTAACAGATGAATTAAAGGTCAATTTTCCATATAAAGTGATTCAAGTTCCACACGCAGAAGGTGATGATGTAATAGCAGTTTTGGCTAAGCATGCAAATAACTGCTTAAAAGAGCCATCTTTAATCGTTTCTAGTGATAAGGACTTTAACCAGTTGTATAAATATAAGAAAGTCAGACAATATTCTCCGATGCGTGGAAAGATGTTACAGGGTATTGATCCTGGGGCTTATTTGAAAGAGCATATTATTCGTGGAGATAAGGGTGATGGTATTCCAAATATTTGTTCAGCAGATGATTGTATTGTTGATGGTGTCAGACAGAAACCAATTTCAAAGAAAAAAGTTTCGGCTTGGTTAACACAAGAACCAGAAGATTTTTGTAAGAACGGAATGATGGAAGGGTGGAATCGAAATCAAAAGATAATTGATTTTGAGTTTATTCCAGAACCAATATCACTTGAAATATTGGAGCAGTATAATACACAATCACCTCCTAATCGTAGTGGTTTATTAAATTATTTCGTGAAACATAGATTAAAAATGTTAATTGAACATATAGGAGATTTTTAATGATAACGACAAAGAATATTAATATGCAAACACCAGCTTATACAATAACTATTGGAGAAATTATTGAAGAATTTGAAAAGGCTAAAACAAGAAAAGAAAAGAAATTGGTTTTAGAAAAATATGTTGATATTGATGTATTGAGAAATCTTTTTCGAGGTATATATGATCCGAAAGTACAATGGACAATAACTGAAACACCAGATTATGTAGTGCAAGAAGCACCAGAAGGTTCAGATCCTAATACTTTATACCATGAGATACCTAAATGTTCTATTTTTGTAAAGGGACATCCTGCATCTGCAAAATTAAAACCGGAACGAACTAAGCAACTTTTAATTCAGATTATGGAAAGTTTGCATCCAGATGAAGCTGCGTTATATATGCAAATGTTGAAAAAGAAAAGTAAAATAAAAGGTCTTACTTCTAAATTGGTATTGGAAGTGTGGCCAAATTTGTATAAAGAAAAAGGAGCATAACAATGGCCATAGGTGTTACAACAGATGGTGAAAGTTTGAAAACTACTGTTAGTGTAAAATCTGGTAGAAAGAAATTATATGATAACGAAGCAATAGTGGTTGAAGGCTTCAATCAAAAATATATTAAAGTTGATTTGGTTGATGAGGAAGATCATTATTTCAAATTAAATTGGGATGGAGAAAAATATGTAGGTAATTTTTTTGGTACGACATTAACTTGTGAATATGAGGTGGCTAGAGATTTTAAAGCAGATATTTCTGCACCAAACAGAAACGAGTCGGGTTCTACTGTTTATGCAAAACGCTCAAATGGAGGACGCCCGAATAGATATAAGTAGAGGAGGTTCAATGTACGTTTCAAAAGAAAATCCTGTAATACAAGAAGTGAGAAGTTCTGAAAGTAATTTGGGTATAGCTTATAAGCAAAATAAAATTGGTCAAAAACGATATTTAAAAACTTTTTTCCCAACAAAACATCTTATCACACGTTGGTTTAATATATTCAATCAAGAGATTTTCGGAGATGAAATCTATCCGTTTCACGAAATAGAAATTAAACAAAAGAAGGGTTGTCACGCAGAGCATATTCCATTTGAAGAACATGATGGGAAAATATATGCTGTTCTTTCTATTTCAGATCGTTTTATTAATAAGAATGAGTTTTTATTTACATTAGCACATGAGATGGTTCATCAATGGCAATGGATGCACTTGTATCGCTCCGATCATGGTGAATCGTTTTGGAAGTGGAAAAATAGATTAGCAAAATTTGAAATACCTTTAGGAGTAAGTATCTAATGCCTGTTTATGAATTTGAATGTAGTGAGTGTACACACGGTTTTGAACAAATGGAAACTATAGCTAATAGAAACAATCCATTGGAAGAACCATGCCCGAAATGTGGATATAAAGGAAATATAATTCGTCTTATTAGTGGAGCTGATATTTGTGATCCTGTTTCACTTGGTTTAAAAAAAGTACCGAAGGGCTATAATGAAGTCGTTAAAAATATTCAAAAAGCTCATCCCGGGAATACGATAGAGTTAAGAGAATGAAAAAAATAATTTTGTGTTTGAGTTTATTTTTGTTTATGACTTACGGAGTTGCTACCGCTCTTACACGAGCAGAAATAGAACAAAAGAGAACTGCAAGGTCTGTTGATAAAGCGGCAAGGGTTGCCGAAAGAAGTATACAGCGGTGGTCAAAAAATAATTTAGAACGACTGAAAAATATAAATCAGTTGAAAAATATAAATGAAGTTTTATTATATTGTAATACTAAAGACTTTGTTAGAAATATGATCGCGAATGATTATCGTATGCAATTAGCTGCGTCTGGATTAGTTCACGGCGAGAAACATCAGCATTTAGCATCAATGGAAATGTGGCTCAATTCTGAAAATAGTCAATGGGCAATTGTTTTTGTTTATAAGAATATAGATAAAAGTTGTATTCTTGGTGGAAATGATGTAGGTTTGCATACTCCCTAAGGAGAAAAAAAATGTTGCAAAAAGTTATTAAAATTTTAATAGTTATTAGTAGTTTTGTATTTGTTTTTGGATGTGGAACTATTACTGCTGGAACAGCATTGAGTACAGTTGGGACTGCAGCTGCAGCTAAAGCTATACAACATACGGCAGGGTATGGTATTCAATCACCACACACTATTATAGAGAGAGTTATGCCGTCAGTTGTAACTGTTTCAGTTGAAATTCAACAATCAACAAATAGTACAACAAATAGTAATCGTCGCAGGTTCGTAAAGCCCGGTGAACAAATGCCACAACCCGGCCAACCACAAGTAGAACCATTTTCATCTGGTAGTGGTTTTGTCGTAGGTGAAGCTGGTGTTGTTATTACGAATTGGCATGTTATACAAAATGCAATTAATCATAAAAGTATAATTAGAGTTACATTTAGCAATCATGCAATATATGAAGCGACAATATTTAATTATGACAAAATATCCGATGTTGCAGTCCTCCATATCAAGAATGATGATAATGAAAAGTTTCAAGTTGTCGAATGGGGGGATCGCCCGAAGTTGGGAGGTCATGCAATCGTTATTGGGTCTCCTATTGGATTGGACTTTAGTGTTTCTTTCGGTATTATTTCTGCTATTGATAGGACTATTCCTCGGGCTGCTCCTCCTTTCGTTCCATATATTCAGACAGATGCATCAATGAATCGTGGTAATTCTGGAGGACCGTTGTTTAATGCGGAAGGAAAAGTGATTGGAATTAATACTTTGATATTATCGCCAGGTAATAGTAGTGGTGATGGTGGTGGAAGTATTGGTCTTGGTTTTGCTGTTGATGGTCAGTATGTACAGAATATAATTTCACGATTATCTAAAGGTGAAAAAATTAAATGGGCTTATTTGGGGATTCATTATCGTTTGTTAGATCGTAAAGAAACTAAAAGTAATAATTTAAAATTTGGTGAGAATGTTATTGTTGTAAAGATAACTGAAGATGGAGCTGCTTTTGGTTTATTACAAGAAAATGATATTATTCAAAAAATGAATGGTGAGATTGTTCATCATACTAATTTTGCTACAATGATTGCTAAACACGCACCAACTGATATAATTAAATTAAAAGTATTACGAGATGGGAAAATTATTGATGTTGATTTAACATTAAAAGAACGACCTGAAGGGTATTAAATGTTTGTTCTCAAAGCGTTCTTGAGAAATGTGATGAAGTATCGTAGAAATCATATGGACTTTCAAGAATGTTTTGAGTTGTCTGAGAAAATACAAAAGACAGTCTGGCATTTGCCAGAATGGAAAAGTGCAGGAAATATAAATATCTATAAAAGTATTGGAAATGAAGTTTCCACAAAGTTTTTAATACATGATGCAGTTAAATATGGCAATAAAGAAATATTTTATCCAACACCAGAACCAAGAAATAATGTTATGGAAATGGATTTAGTCATTGTCCCGGGAGTAGTTTTTGATGAGAAACGTGCAAGATATGGTAGAGGCAAAGGATACTACGATAGATTTTTAGAACAAGTACCAAAGACAGCGTGTATTATTGGTATTGCATATGATTTTCAAGTATTATCACACAAGTGGAAGTTAAAGCTTAATGAATATGATGTTAAGATGGATTATGTTGTAACAGAAAAAAGAATTATTCAAAGGAGAGGGACACTCAACTATAAGGAGTAAAAAAGTGAAATATATCATTTCACTTGTTATGTTTTTGATGGTCAGTATATTATCACACACAGCATTTGCAGCTGATAGTAATACAGTAGCAACGACATCTTCAACAGTTTCAACAGTTACATCTGGAACTGTTACTGGAACTACAACGGTTGATCGTACACCAAGTACAGCGATGGCACCAAATGTAATTATTAATAATCAAGATGTTTGTGTTACAGCAAGTTCAGGAGCAGCACAGTCAGCATGGTTTGGTTTGGCAGTTGGTACATCAGTAAGAGATAAAAATTGTGAACGACTTAAACTCGCGAGGTCTTTATTTGGTATGGGTATGAAAGTTGCAAGTGTTAGTTTGTTGTGTCAAGATGTAAGAGTGTTTAAAGCTATGGAACAAGCTGGTACTCCATGTCCAATAAATGGCAAGATTGGTGAAGCTGCAAAAGAAGAATGGGCAAAGGACCCAACGAAAAGACCAGATTATGAAGAATATAAAGCTTTACATGAGCAGAAAAAAGTTGCTGTGTTAGATACACATACAGGCAATACATATCA